TGATACATGGCCTGCTTTATTTGATGGCTGGACAGATGAGAACTCAGGGTTTGCTGACGTATCAGTAACTGTGTTTGTACGATCTACTACAGACAACCCAGCTAGTAGTCCTACTTGGGGAGCTTGGGTCATTGCTAACGGTAATCAAGTTGTTGGCAGAGCCTTTGAATTTAAAGCTGAACTTAACAGCACTAACATTTACTTCTCACCAAGTATAATAACCTTAACGGGAAAGGTAGAGTATTAATGAGCCAACATGATTTAAATATTGCTAACCAAACGGCTGCGGCGGTAAGGTCAGACATAAACAATGCTCTTCTGGCGTTAGGTAGTAATAGTAGCGGGGCTTCTGCCCCCTCCTCTACTTACTCTAATATGTTCTGGTACGACACATCAAGTAACATACTAAAGTTAAGGAATGAAGCTGACTCAGCTTGGATTAACATAGGTTACGTTGACCAAAGTGGAGGTGTCTTTAGTATTATTGACAATACAAAGGTTGTAACCACAAGTAACTCTCAGACTGGATTGCTTGGGGATCAAACAACATCTACTTGGAACACAGGTACAGGAACTACAGAAAGTCTTGTGTCCCCTGCTAAACTAAAGTCAGCCGTTCTTGCAAATGCAGCCGCTGGTTATACTCAACCTACAACGGCTGGTGCTGTTGGAACATACGCTTGGTTAGGTGGCGGTAGTATTCCCCATAGTTCTACTGGTATTAACGTAGCTGGATCAACTTTAGTATATGCTTCCGTAGACTCTGTAAATGCCTACAACTACAACACAGTGTCTAACGGTGTGACTGGTGGCGCACCCGCTGGAACTTGGCGGGTAATGGGGTCAGTAACGACTTTAGGGTTTAGAGCTACGCTTTTCCTTCGTATTAGTTAAAATGAGAGAAGATCAGATATGAATTATCGTAACGCACACTATATTAACGCTATAGGTTGGATTGACTGTGAGATAAACCACCCAGTATACAGTTGGATACCTTACACTCTTGTTCCATCCGAAACAGACATGACCGTAAATAACGATGACCTACTTGCAGCAATGGATGCCGCTGGTGATGTCTCTGCTTACGTTGCTCCAACTGACGAAGAGTTTGCAGCTACTGTTGCATCTCAAGTCCGTGAAGAGCGTAACATGAGACTAGCTACTGATGTAGACATCATTGCAGGGAACACCCTTCGTTGGGGTTCGCTAACAGAAGAGAAACAGTCAGAGTGGGAAACCTACCGTCTTGCTCTACTGGACGTTCCCTCTCAGGATAACTTTCCACACAATGTGGCATGGCCTATTAAACCAGAATAAGGATTTACTAATGTCGTACAAACTAGGACTACGTAGCGCACAGAGTTTGTCTGGGGTTAACCCCGACTTGGTTGCTGTCGTTGAGGCAGCTATTAAAATCACAGAGGTAGACTTCTCAGTAATTGAGGGTATCCGTTCTCTGGATCGTCAGAAACAATTACTAAAAGATGGTAAGTCAACCACCTTGAACTCACGTCACATCACAGGTCATGCTATTGATATGGTCCCTTACCCTGTAGACTGGGAAGACCTAAAGAGATTTGAGAAGATGGCAAAGGCAATGAAGAAGGCTGCTAAAGAGTTAGACATTCCTATCGTATGGGGTGGAGACTGGAAGAGTTTTTATGACGCACCACACTTTGAACTAGATCGTAAGGCATATCCAAAATGAAACCAGACCCGTGGCATTTATCCAGAAGCGTCCCTTTAACTTTAGTAATTGCTATAGCCTGTCAAACAGTAGCCTTAATATGGTTTGTTGCCACTTTAAGAAATGACGTAGACACAAATCACGATAGCCTTGTAAGAATACAAGCTAGAACTAATACACTAGAAAAGATGGTACACAACCAAAGCATTTCTATAGCTAGGATGGATGAAAATATTAAGGCTATACGTATCGCAGTAGAGCGGATGTCTGAGCCAGTTAGGTAAATTATGGACCCTTTTACAGCTATGGCTGCGGCCACAACCGCATATAAAGGCATTAAGAAAGCAGTCGAAGTTGGTAGGGAAATATCCTCTATGGGAAGTTCCCTGTCTCAGTGGTCTAAAGCTGTAAGTGACTTGGACTTCCTAGAACAAAAGGCTCAGAAGCCTCCTATGTATAAGATGTTCAGTGACACTCAGGCTAATGCCCTTGAGGTATGGACACAGAAGCAGAAGCTCAAGGAGATGAGAGAAGAGCTTAGGAGCTACATCTCATTTGTATACGGTCCATCTGCATGGGATGAGATCGTAAGGATAGAAGCTCAACAACGTAAAGAACAACGTGACCTAGTGTACAAGAAAAAAGAGTTTATAGATAACGTAATTAATGGGGTTCTACTTGGAGCTTTGGTACTAGCTGGTTTAGGAGCTACACTTGTAGTTCTGTATCTTATAGGTGCAAAGCAAGGTAAGTGGTAAATGAAACTTATAAAGCACAAGGGTAAGTACATAGTGTATGATAGTAACGGTAGGGTTGTCGTCATATGCAGAGAGAGGTTAATTGCCTTATCTTTTATTGGGGAGGTGAAATCTGAGTGACTGAATTTGAGGATGCAGATAAGAATAACGAAGAACTCTTGCTTGAAGACAAACGAAGAAAGATTGAGGACTCAGATGCGTACAGGGATCAAACTCGTAAAATGGCTTGGTTCTCTTTATGGGGAATGTTGCTTTATCCTTTTGCTGTGGTTGTCACAAGTGCGATTGGCCTTGACAACGCTTCAGAAATCATCGGAAGCATGGCTTCCATTTACTTTGTTTCTGTTGCTGGTGTGGTATCTGTTTTTATGGGTGTAACCAATCTGGTTAAGAAGGTGAGCGACAAATGATTATAGGGAAACTCTTAGGTGCTATCGGTGGCTTGGCTACTACCTACCTAGATGGTAAGGTGGCCGTACAGAAAGCTAATGCTGAGATCAAAGTCAAGCAAGCTACTGGTGAGATTGACTGGGACATAGAAGCAATCAAGGCTACACAGAATAGCTGGAAAGACGAGTGGATTACTCTACTTTTTAGTATCCCATTAATTTTAGCATTTTGTGGTGACTGGGGTAATCAAATAGTACAAGCAGGGTTTACTGCTTTAGAGGTAATGCCAACATGGTATCAGTATTCCCTTGGAGGGATCGTAAGTGCCAGCATAGGAATGAGATCAGTATCGAAGTTCTTCGGTAAGTAAACTAAGTACAAGACACAAAAAAGCCGTAGGTATCCTTGAGTGGACGCCTACGGCTTTTTCTATTCTACACGGTCTTCTTCCATCTTCATAGTTAGGGCTAAACCTTCGTACAGTATCTCAATGTCACCCTTAACCTTTCCTATTGAGTATGTGACCCAAGCTGATATTAATATGTTACAGAGAAGCAGCCCCTCAAATAAACTCATTGCTCCTCCTCCAGCTTGATAAGTCTTGCACCATACCACTGAGCTTTCTTAAGGTCTTCTAGGCCATTCTTATACCTCCACCTATGAAGGTACTTAGCTATATTCCCACGGAGGTATCCCGTGTACTCTTCCTTACTTAAGAAGTCCTCAATGTAGTCGATACATTCTATCTTACCTTTACCGTAGTGTGGTGGGCTGTTTACAGCATCATAAGTCTTAGTCATTTTATCCATATCCCACTTAGCCATTAAATACCCTCTTTCATAAATGTCTTTACCCACATTGCTGTGATGTCTGATCGTATGATGTCATCAACGCCAAACTCAATAACGGGTACAGGCAGCATATATTTCTTAGCCAAGTGGATAACCTTTGATAGACCATCTGCTTCTTTAAGATCACTCTGCTGTACATCGCCATTTAACACAATAGTGGTCCCTTCTCCTACTCTTGTCAATAGCATCTTTAGCTCATGTGTAGTTATGTTCTGTGTCTCATCAACTATTATGAAGGCATTATCGAAACTACGGCCACGCATAAGAGCGATAGGAGCCATCTCAATGTTACCATTCTTGATCCCTGTTTCCACTGTCCCTTTTCCAAGATGCTTCTCCAATACGTCTAATACAGGTAATGCCCAAGGCATAGTCTTATCTTGTAGGTCACCCTTTAGAAACCCTAGCTCTCTACCTACGGCTACATGAGGTCTTGTAATAACTATCTTGTCGATCTTCTTTGTAGTGTACAGGTCAGCAGCATACGTTGCTGTAACATAGGTCTTACCCGTACCAGCAGGACCAAGAATAAAGACTTGGCGACTGCCCTGTAAGGCTTCAATAAGATCACCCTGTCTTGATGTCTTAGCTACAAGTCCAGATGTAGTCTTCTTGTCTGCACCCTTGTAGTTTGTCTTCCTTCTAGTTCTCTTAGGTTTGTCGGGAAAGTCATCCATTGTGTCTCCTAAAGTTAATTGAGCAGTTTAAACACATGCTCAGGTGGTCGGGTTAAACTAAGTCTACAAGCTCACAGCTATCGCCAGAACACGCTAGTGTCTGACTACCCGCTGTATTGTCTTCTTTCTCATACTCTGACAACTCATTCCAGTCTAAAGTATCTGGCATACAAGATAAGAGGGTCTTATAGTCAGTCTTGCTACACTCCTGATAAGGGGCCTGTTGATATGTATGTTCGTTATACGGTAGGAACGACACACCAGACATCTCATCAAAGTTCTTGTACACAAAAGCACCTACCTCAAGCCACTCATCAGACCTCACATTAATTGTCACGGAGGGCTTATGTTCTGCCCAGTTCCTTTGATACATAAGCCACATCTCTAACTGTTCAATGGCTGTCATATCAGAAGTAACTATTGCACCCTCTGGAGCTTTCTGTGGGAAGCTGAACACCACTGTGGTATCTGGCTTCATCACACAAGGTTCGTTAGGGATACCTTTATCCTTTAGGAAGTTAGTCAACGGGTCTTTAATATCTCCACGCACCGTGCGGATGTAATAAGGGCTGTGACGAGCATGAATCCCACTGCTAGAATTAACAAGTTGGGAGACAGTGCCACTAGGTTTGACACAAGAGATAGCAGTAGCAACAGGGATACCAAGGCGCTCAGCCCATTCAGAATTAGTATTGATGGCGACATTTTTTAGATACTCCAATGTTTTAGCTAGTCCACTATTCTTAATGGTCATTAGCTGGTTGTCCATAATGCCCGTGAGGCTAACCCCCAGCAGACGTTCTTCCTCAGTGTTATCTTTCCACTCTTTAGTCAAGTAAGGGAAGTGTGTGTATGTACTCTGGACAGTCCCAAGAATGGTAGCAAGTTTTACCTTACGTTCCAAGTCTTCAATACTGTCCGTTGCGCGTACTACACATTCGGTTAAATTACAAAATTGCGAATCACGTAATATTATCTCAGAACATGGATTCGTTCCAAAGTCAAAAGAACTATCACGTCTGCCATTCTTAGCTGCTTGTTTCTTTGCTGCCTCACGATTGAAAATGCCACGCTCACCACTGCCACTTTCCACTAGGGCCTGCCACTCACGCATGAATGATAGACTGTCAGGCTTCTCAGAGTAAGCCACTGAGTTGTTAGATAAGGCACGATGAGGATCGTTCTCCCACCATGAACCTGACTTGGCATGTCGCATCTTATCATCTGATAGATTGCTCAGAGAGATCATAGCACTACGGCGTACACCACCCACAACTACTACTTCTCCAATCTTACACATGATGTCGTGACACTCAATAGAAGACAGCTTACGGCCACTGGCATTTTTAAATGTGTGGATCACAAAGTTAAACAAGTCGATCAGTG